GGCCGCAGGGTTCCGGCTGAGGTCGAACACGTCGACACGGCGACGCAGCCCAAGTGGTTGGCCAACAACTTGCGGATCAGCATAGCCCGGCGACAGCGGCGGCTGAGCAATTCCATGGCCCACACACCGCATCCGCGACCGGCTGACTTGGCCCGGTGGCGGATGATGCAGGCCGAGATCGAGCAGATGCAGGCCGCCAGGGCGGCGCTGCGGGCCGAACGCAAACCAAGGGAAGCCTGACCATGCCGTCGCCGGAAGATGCTGGCCTGCTGCAGGGGCTGCTTGAGGCGGTCGACGCGGTGGCCGGTGAGCTGCAGACGAAGTGGGGCGTCGGGCGGCTAGAGCTGCTGGTCGGGGTCGACAGCGCCGATCTGCTGGCGCGGTTCCGCAGGCAGCAGGCCACGTGGAGCACGACCCTGCAGGCCGCATGGCAGGCGGACCCGCTGCCCGCCGATCTGCTGGCCGCGGCGCAGGCGAAAGCGGCGTCGATGCAGCGCGCCTGGCGGGCGTTGGACGCCCACGCCGAAGAGGCCGGGCGCAGGCCGATAGCGCCATGGGTTTGGGAGGTTCCGCTGGCGGGTGGCCGGGTCGCGGCGCTGGTGCAGACCGAGCCTGAGGTCGCCCTGGTGAAGGCCGGGGGGCGGTGGGTGGATGTCTACACGGCCACTGACATCGGCCACCTGATCGACGCCTTGCCGGAGGCGTTTGGCCGACCGGCCCCGGCGCCGGTCAGGACTGAGATCACCAACACCTTGGGCGCGGCGCCGTTCGACGTGGCCAAGGGCGATGACATCCTGTTCGGCGGGCCGAAGCAGGAGGCCACCCGATGATCTGGACGAAAGCGCAGGCCAAGGTGCTGGTGACCGGCTGGCAGGCCGGGCTGAGCAGCGGCGAGATCGCCCGGCAGATCGGCGGCGAGGCGACCCGTAACGCCGTGGCCAGGAAGCGGGTCAGGCTGGGGCTGCCCGCCCGCCGCGGGGCGCTGGTGGTGGTGGCCATGCAGGTGAACGGCAGGCGCTCGGGAACGGGATTGCGGGCGCTGCCGAACCCGAGCGGCGGGCGCCCCAAGGGCGTGGCGATGGCGCATCGGCTTGGCCCGCTGCCGGGCTCGACGCCGCGGCCCTGGACGCTGCGGCTCTACGGCGAGTGCTGCTTTCCGGTGGCGGGCCAGGGCGCCGACACGCTGAGCTGCTGTGAGCCGGTCGAGGTTCCGGCGGGCCTCTACTGCTGGCGGCACAAGCGCATCTTGCGGGGCGAAAGCCTGCTTGACGAAAACCTGCGCACGCTTTGACACCGACCAGCCTGAACCTTCCCGGACAGGCGACAGCGATGGCCAACCCGAACACTCAACCGCGTGACCCGATTGTGCAGACCGGCAGCGCCGGGACGGCGGGCGGGTCGGTCAAGAACGCCAGCGCCGGGCGGGTGAAGTCGATCAGCGGCGGCGGCGCCAACTTCACCAGTCAGCGGGATATGAAATCGGGCTACCCGGTCCCTGACAGCCCTTACGGCAAGGGCTGATCGCAGGCGCGGCGCTGTCACCATGTCGCGTGGCCTTGTTGAGGTTCTGCCCCGCCGCCCGGTGACCTACTCGGATGAGGTCGCCAGCGTGATCTGCGAGACGGTGGCGACGACGCCCAGAGGTCTCGATTGGCTGAGCGCCAACATGCCGGGGTTTCCGGCTCCGAAGACGATCCACAGGTGGCAGGCGGCGCACCCGGAATTCCGGCAGTCGCTGGCGTTCGCCAAGCTGCGGCAGGCCGAGTTGCTGGTCTATCAGGCGCTTGAGATCGCCGACGACGACAGCCAGGACACCGAGGTCATCGAGCGGCGCAACGGCGACACCGAGACGCGGTTGAATTTCGAGTTTGTCGCGCGCTCGAAGCTGAAGGTCGAAACCCGCTTGAAGATCGCCGGGAAGCTGGACCCGAAAAAGTGGGGCGAGCACATCGACGTGGACGCCACCATCGGCTTCACCCGCCAGGAAGACGCCCTAGAGCATCTGCGGTGACCGGCCATGGCCAGCGTCATCATCCAGCCCGTCAGGATGTCTGAGGAAGAGAAGGGGCTGCGGCAGCGCTACAAAGATGAGCTGCCCTACTTCGCGCAGGAATGCCTGCGGATCAGGCCGAAGAGCGGCGAGCTGCTGCCGTTCCGGTTCAATGGCGTGCAGAGCTACGTGCACGGCCAGCTAGAGGCCCAGAAGCGGGCCTCGGGCAAGGTCAGGGCGCTGATCCTCAAGGCCCGCCAGGAGGGCGTCAGCACGCTGATTGGCGCCCGCTACTACCATCAGGCGATCCACCGCCGGGGCTGTCAGGTGTTCATCCTGACGCACGAGCAGGATGCGACGAACAACCTGTTCGGGATGGTCGAGCGGTTTCAGAAACACAACCGCCCCGGTCTCGCGCCCACGGTCGGCGCCAGCAATGCCAAGGAGCTGTATTTCCCGCGTCTCGACAGCGGCTACAGCGTCGGCACGGCAGGCTCGAAAGCGGTTGGCCGCAGCAAGACGATCCAGCTTTTCCACGGCTCCGAAGTGGCCTTCTGGCCGAATGCGAAAGAGCATTTTGCAGGCGTGGTGCAGACCGTTCCCGATCTGCCAGACACGGAGATCATCTTCGAAAGCACCGCCAACGGGTTGGGCGGGGAATTCGCGGATCGCTGGGGGCAGGCGCAGGCCGGGGAGGGCGACTATCAGGCGATCTTCGTGCCGTGGTTCTGGTCGCTGGATTATCAGCGCCCGCCGCCACTCGATTTCGAGATCAACGAGGAGGAGGAGGATTACGCGCGGCTCTACGGCCTGTCGGTGCAACAGATCGTCTGGCGCCGCGCCAAGCTGGCTGAGTTGGGTGACCCGAGCCTGTTCAGGGCTGAGTATCCGGCCAACGCCGCTGAGGCGTTTCAGGCTACCGGGCATGACGCTTTCATCCCGTCGCAGCTCATCCTGCAGGCCCGTAAGCGAGACTGTGAGGCCATCGGCAGTCTGATCCTCGGCGTCGATCCGGCGCGGTTCGGCGACGACGCTTTCGCTATCGCTTGGCGGCGGGGTCGCAAGGTTGAGAAGGTTGAGCGGCGCTACAAGCTGGACACCGTGCAGGGGGCCAACTGGGTCAAGCAGATCATCGAGCAGGACAGCCCGGCCAGGGTGTTCATCGATCTGGGGAACATGGGCGCGGGCGTGGTCGATCTGCTCAAGGATTGGGGCGGCGCCTACGAGAAGCTGACCGAGGGCGTCAACTTCGGCGGGGCGCCGCAGAACCCGCATCAGGTGACTGGCAAGGGGGAGCTGGTGCCCGGCCCGCGCAACCGGCGGGCGGAAATGTGGATGCGGTCGAAGGCGTGGCTGCAGGATGAAGGCGGGGCTGACATCCCCGATCTGGACAGCCTGCAGGCCGACGCCGTGGCTCCTGGCTACCGCTACGACGCGCGGCAGTTTCTGGTGCTTGAGGGCAAGGAAGAGATCAGGAACCGGGGGCTGCGCTCGCCGGACGGGTGGGATGCGGTCGCGCTGACCTTCGCGGCGCCGGTCAAGGCGGTGAGCGAAGAGGACGCCAGCGGCAGGCCCTGGCGGCGCAAGGGGCGGGGTGGGTTCGCGTCCCTGTGGGGGGCCTGAAATAATCGCCCCGAAAACTGGCCCGAGGATGAAAAGAGGGGGCCAGCCAAAACCGTTTTCGATTTTTAAAATCGCCTTATGGCGCCTTTTGATCTGGCTCTATGGAGACGCGCTGGCGCGGCGCCCCGGCCCCTGGCGATTTTCCGGCGCGGCGAAAAGCAGGGGGCTGCCGCCTGGCGGGCGGGAAAAGCGAAAACGGACCTCTGGCAGATGTGGCGCTAGCCGCGTCGGCGAGATTTCGGCGACCGGCTCTGTGGCGCGTTCCCATCGGGAGCGCAGTCGCCAGGGCCAGCCGAGGGGGCCTCAGCCGCGGCGACAGTGGCAGGGGATGGGGCGCCCTCAGGGCGCGCGCCCGCCAGCATAAGCGCCACCGCCAGCCGCACCGGGCCGGGGGGATCATAGGCGCCGGTTTCCCAACGCCGCACAGTCTGGCCGGGGTCGCGCCCGTCAAGCTGTAGTATGCGTCCGAGCTGTGAGGCGGTGAGCGGGCGCTTCAGGCCCCAGAGGCGCGCGAGCTGGGCGCGGGCGCGGGTGATATCGGCGCCGGTCATGCGCGAAAGGCCCTCCCGAGCCTCAGGGAAGCCCGCTGGGGGCTCTCACGCCCTCAGGCCCGCCACCGTCACCGGCTCGGGCCTTCGGGCGCTCAGGCGCGATGTCAGGGGGTCAGTCGGCGAGGGTCGCCGGGCGTGCGTCAACTGCTAGCCCGCCACCGTCCCCTAGCAGGGCGGTTTCAAGGTCACGGATGACGGCGCGGACTTCGCCGATTAGGTCAGCGGCGGCGCCGTCTGAACGCATATCGCGTTCAAGCGTGCGCAGCGCCAGCACGCTGCAGCGTGAGGCGTCCAGCAGGCTGCGCCGGGTCACGCTGCAGCCCCTTTCAGGATCAGGGCTAGGGCGCGGTCGCGTAGCCTATAGGGGTCAGGGCGCCCGGCTAGGCCTAGCGCCTCCATTGCGGCGGTCAGGGCGCTCTCAGGGTCATTCAGGCCCGCGTGGCGACGCATCAGGCCCGCGACTTGCTGCAGCACGGTTAGGGTGTGAAGTGATTTCGCCACGGGTGTGGCGGATGTCGG